AATTGGGCAGACGAGAGCGTAAAGGAGGTTATTGCGGATGAAATCAATAACTATAAAGGATATGGGTACATCGAAAAGTCTCTTCAAGCGATCAAACACAATGACAAGGCGTCAGGTCTAAATAATATTAAGAAGTACGCTAAGCAAAGAGTCGATAGGCTTTCCTATTTGGCTAATAATATTAAAAATTTATCAGACGTAATAATGTCTGTGCAAAAAAATAAGGTGAAACATGGATCTTAATGAGTTGAGTAAAAACCCAGAACAGCTTAAACAATTAATAAATTTACTACAAACGCTATTACCAGATAATAAATCAGCAGACGAAGACTCTGATGAATTTTCCCCTGTTATGCGTACTAAGGGCCAAAAAGCTAAAAAAGCTCACCATAAAAATAAGTTTTTGAGTATGAGAGAAAAAGATATGCATAAAGATGATTCCAAAATAGATAAACTATTATGCCAGAGTGGTCCGGTATCACGATCACGAGATTTTTCTTTGGTTAAAGTTACATGTAGAGTTTGTGGCAAAACTGAAGATATAAATCCGGTGTTATTGTTTGATGCTCCAAATCGATACAAATGTAACAACTGTTCAACATCAGCAGGGTAAAAATGATTCTTTGTGATCCATCAGCCGAACGAGCTGTTCTTAGCGGTATATTTAACTATGGCGAGCAAGTTTTTTTAGACATATCAGACATAGTTAAAGAATCAACATTTAGTGTTGATAGTAATCAATATATTTATAAATGTCTCAAAGCAATTTGTGAGTCTACTCAACCAAAATCTACTATAGATATAGCATCAATATTTTCTGTAGCTCAAGATTTAGGCTTATCTCATGTATTTAGTCAAAAAGAAGAGGTGCAACATTTAAAAGCTGTCAAAGATTTCCCTGTCAATATAGAAAATATTAGAAAATTTGCAGCTAAAATACGTAAGCTAGAAATAGCCAGATCTCTACACAAAGAGATGGAGGTTATACAAGAAAAATTATTAGACGTTAATGGTTCAGAATCTATTACCTCTATTATGGGTATTGCTGAGGATAGTGTTTTTAATTTTGCTGCAAATCTTAGCAGTGACGGAGACGAGGCACCGTCTCAAATTGGTTTGGGTCTTGAAGAATATATTGAATTTTTACAAGAAAACCCCATAGATCAAGTAGGAATATCTACTGGATTTCCTGTGTATGATCAAGCTATCGGTGGAGGATTACGAAAAGGCACTATAAATGTTATAGGGGCAAGACCCAAGACAGGTAAAACATTATTAGCAGATAACATCGGTTATCATATAGCCAGTAAGTTAGGCATACCTGTACTTAATATGGATACAGAGATGAGTAAGAGCGATCACATCCATAGACTGCTAGCTATGAGTACAGAAATAGAAATTAATAAAATCGAAACTGGTAAATTTGGAGATTCTCCTATTAATGGTACAAAAATTAAAGATGCTGTTAAAGACCTTAAAACCGCACCGCTGTATCATAAAGTTATAGCAGGCAAACCTTTTGATGAACAATTGGCTATTATGAGAAGATGGATTGTAAAAGAAGTAGGATTAAATGATGACGGTACAGCAAAAGACTGTGTAATTATTTATGATTATTTAAAATTGATGGATAGTACAGGAATCAGTCAAGATATGAAAGAATATCAAGTCTTAGGATTTATGATGACGGCTTTGCATAATTTTGCTGTTAAGTATAAAATACCTATTGTTGCATTTATCCAATTAAATCGTGATGGCATTACTAAAGAAAGCACGGATTCTGCTAGTGGATCTGATAGAATCATTTGGCTGTGTAGCAATTTTAGTATTTTTAAAAGAAAAAGCGATGAAGAAATAGCAGAAGATGGTGGCAAATCAGGAAATAGAAAACTTATACCTATTATATCCAGACATGGAGGCGGTTTAGATGACAATGACTATATTAATTGTCATATGAAAGGCTGGTGTGCAAAAATCACAGAGGGTCAAACTAAACTAGAAATTTCTCATAACAATACAAATACATCAGACGGATTTATTATAGATGACGAAAACAATGCCGAAGAAAAAATTCTTTTCTCTTGATCAAACTCAAATTCAATATCTTGGGGATCTATTGTGTGATGATATAGATAATCTATTGTCTACACTTAATATAGAGTCTTATAAAAAATTAGATCGGATGATCTCTATGAGTTGCCCTATTCATGGAGGAGACAATGAATCTGCATTTAATTTATATTATCAAGGAGATAATTATAGAGGCAATTGGAAATGTAGAACACACCAATGCGAGGAAGTATTTAAAGGTTCTATTATTGGTTTTATACGAGGCTGTATATCTCATAGTGCATATGGATGGAACAAACCAGGTGATAAAACTTGTTCTTTTTTTGAAGCAATCAATTTTGCTAAATCTTTTGTTAAGCAAGAGTTGCCTAGTTTAAAAGTATCAAAAAAGAGCAAAGAAAAACACAGCTTTATTAATACTGTCAAATATATTAAAACAAGTAAAGAAACTAATAAAAATAAAGTTTCAAGAGAATTTGTGAAAAAAAATCTAGCTATTCCATCCAAATATTTTATATCTAGAGGTTTTTTACCAGACACTCTTATCAAATACGATGTTGGAGAATGCTTGACAGAAGGCCGAGAAATGTTTAACAGGGCCGTTGTTCCGATATATGACAATGAATATAAATATATGATAGGTTGCTCTGGCAGAAGTTTATTTGAAAAATGTTCATTATGCAAAAGTTTTCATAATAATTTAGAGAAATGTCCAAATAATGACTATGCATGGAAACTATCTAAATGGAAACATAGTTATAAATTTAAAAGCGAAGAACATTTATATAATTTTTGGTTCGCACAAAAGCATATTAAAGAATCTTCTGTGGTCATATTAGTAGAAAGTCCGGGTAATGTATGGAGATTAGAGGAAGCTGGTATACACAATAGCGTTGCTATATTTGGATCATCACTAAGCGATAGGCAAAAAATGATTCTAGACACATCTGGCGCCATGACTATAATAACTATTATGGACAACGATGATGCTGGGCAGAAGGCTAGTCAATTGATATCTGATAAGTGTTCTAAAACTTATAATATAGTTCATGCTAAAATCAATTATCCAGATGTGGCCTGTATGACCGTTGATCAGATAAAAACAGAACTATACCCACAACTAGGATTCGTTTTATGATATTAGGGATATCCGGTAAAAAACAATCGGGCAAAACAACCTCTGGTAATTTTATAGCATCTATATTTATAGCCAATCTAGGTATAGCTCAAAAGGTTCATATTAATTCAGAAGGACAAATCGTCGTTTCTGATTTATTTGGTAATGAGTCTTATGCAGGAGTCTTGGATATTACTAAACCTACCAACGACTTTTTAATTGAACAAGCTATCAATACGCTTAGTCCTCATTTACAATTATATAGTTTTGCGGATCCCTTAAAAAAGGATATTTGTATCGATATTTTGGGTTTGACCTGGGATCAATGTTACGGTAGTGACCAAGACAAAAACTCTTTAACGTCTTTAGAATGGAATCAGATGCCTGGGTACACAGGAAATCTCAAAGGTTTTATGACAGCGAGAGAGGTGATGGAATATGTAGGTACTGGCATCTTTCGTAAAATTAAAATCAATTCTTGGGTTGATGGCACTATTAATAAAATCTTAAAAGAAAAACCTAGGTTGGCCATAATTACTGACTGTAGATTTCCGAATGAAGTAGAAGCTATTCATAGTCATCAAGGTAAAGTAATCAGGCTTAGTAGATCAAAGTATTCTTCTGAAAGCGAAAGCGAATCTATCTTAGATGAAAAGACTTATGATTGGTCTAAATTTGATTTTATAATTTATAATGATACGATGACTATTTATGATCAGTGCATAGAATTACAAACAATCCTACAAAAATTAACGGTATCTAAATGATAGTAACATATTTTAGGAGTTCCTCTTATAATACTCATTCTATGTGCGAGCAACAGTTTTTTGGAGAATATGTGCTAGGATGGAGAGGTCTTTCTGGACAAAAGGCCGACAAAGGCACCATAGTACATAAGGTGCTGGAAGTATTAGCTATGATAAAACAAGGGCAACAAAATAATTTAACTCATATTAATGATAATGAATTTTTAGGTAAAATTAGCATTACAAACTATAGTCTTAATACAATTATAGAAAAAGTATATAAACACTATAGCGAAGCTAATAGTCATCATAAGTGGTCTATCAAAGACTATAAAGACTGTCATGCTTGGGTTTATAAGGCCATAGAGTTTAATAATGGTATGTTTGATCCAAGAAATAGACACATATTATGTCCAGAGCAACATTTTGATATTACAATTAAAAAACCCTGGGCCGCTTATAGTTATGATACTCCAGAAGGAAAATTAGACGGATATCTAGCTTTAAAAGGAACAATAGATTTAAT